ACCGCCTCACGAACGTGCCGGGCAAACTCAAGCAGCATCAGCGTCTTGCCGAGCCCGCAGTCCGCGAAGATGGCAAACCGCTGCTTTTGCACGGCCATGCCGACAATGGCGGCCTGGTAATCGAACAGGCCGGGCTTCGGCTCGTAGCCAGCCAGCTTCGGATTGTCTGCCGAAACTCCGATAGCGTCAGCGTACTCGTCAGGAAACCACGCCAGTCGGCCGTGTATTTCATACCGTGGCAGCGTCTTGATTCGGAGGAACCGGCGGTAGGAATCAAGGCTGTCGTCGAGGTAAAGCTGCATCACGCGCATCCTTTCGTGTATTTGCCCGGTTACGCCGGGCTCGGTCGCCTCACCGTGGAGTCGGCGGCGACTGCGGTGGTCTGTTCGATACTCCCGCGGAACGACCAACGCGGCCGATGAATGCAGCCGCTGCGGCCATGGTGGGCCGGTTGTCTCAATCCCCTGTCCAGTTGTTTTTCCAGCACGACGGCGACGGTGTGCGTGGTTCGTGCTTGTCCCTCAACTCGTAGTAGTCACGGAGGTTCGCCTCTGCCCGCAGCTGGAAACGCATCGCGTCGTCCCGCAGCCTTGCGACGGTGTCGGCCATGGCGTCCTGGCCGGCGCCCCGCAGGTAGTCGATGACGGATTGCGGTGTCATGCGGTCACCTCATGCTCAGCGGCCTCGTGGGCGAACTCCTGGCCCTTGTCCTCGCCGATCAGCCTCTCGGCCTGGCGGTGGATCAGATCCACCAGTTCCGACTTCTGAGCGTCGCTGAACACGCCGTCTCCGTGCCGCTTGTCCACAAGGCTGCGGTGGGCATCGAGCATGTCGAACGTCGTGGCCCTGCTGATCGCCAGCTTGGCCTTGCCCATCGGATCCTCGGGCACGACAGGGGACGCTGCCGTCACCTTGACCACGCTGGGCGTCGGCTCGCCCACAGCCGGCGTCTGGTAGTCCTGGGCCTCCTCGGCCGTCACAAGGCCACGCAGGGCGTCGGCAAAGGCGTTCCGCAACGCGAAGCCCCGTGCCCTCAGCCCAAGCATGCGGCTCGGGTACTGGGACCATGGCCCGGTCTTGCCCCACAGGCTCGCCTTCTTGGCGTCGGCGACGGAGAACTTGGCGACCGTCGGCTGCGGGTAGCCACGACGCTGGACCTCGCAGACGGCGGTGAGGTTGTCGCCGTCGCCCTCGGTGTACTCGCGGACGTAGAGGCACTGCGGGCTCGACTGCACCAGGGCCAGCGCCGCGTCGCCCCAGATCGTCGGCCTGCCGTTGATCACGGCGATCGACTGGAGCGCCTCCAGCGGGGTCAGCCCAACTTCGGCGCCTTTCTGAATCGCCAGAAGGCACGCTTCCGGCTTCCCGCGAAACTCCTTCGGTGCAAAGTCAGAGTTGGCCACCATCTTGGCGAACCGCCATGCGTCCTCGAACGTCAAGAGGGATAGTCCGCCGGCCCGTTGCGTGCTGATTTCTGTGCTCATCTGTCATGTCCTTTCGTTGTGGGTGTAATTCAGTTCTGCGTGAACTCTGCAAAATCGTCCTTCCTCGGCTGTGTTGCGATTGCCTCGGCGGCAGTGGCGAGCCGCTCAAGAACAGCCTCGATGCGGGCAAGCGTCAGCCGCATTTCTGCCACGGACATAGCCACGTCTAGAGACACAGCGTCATTGCTCGGCTTGCATGCCGGTGTGTCGTTGCGGTCCTTGACCGACTGCAAAAACGTGTCCACGTCGCATCGCATCGCAATCCAAAACTTGCCATCCCTGTACGCCCGGATTGGAGACGGCTCCTTCTTTATTTCCGCAAGAATCCTTGCGTAATCGCCGCCAGGGCCGCCTTCGCTTTTGTTTTCGCGCTCGTCGTAATCCGCGACTCGCACCCAGCCTTCTGGAATGTCTTTCATCTCGCGTCCTTTCGTGTTTCTGGAATCTGGAAAACCCGCTCCGCGTCCTGCTCGGCGGGGTGTCGTTGCGTCCTTGCTACCCCGGTTCCACCGGGCTCCTTCCGCCGTCTGGTTCCACCAGGCGACGGTCCTTGTGCGTGCGGTCAGAACGGCACGATCTGCTCGGCCGTCACCGCGTGGTGCTCGTTGCCGCGGTCAGGGACGTGACGCCTAACGTGGTAGGTGTCCTCGGTCAGCACCTCGACCACGACGCCGGCCAGCGTGCGGCCCTTGTCGATCCACCGGATGCGGTCGCCGACCGCGTAGGTCGTGACCAGCTTGTGGTCGATGAGCCGTGTCGTGCCGCCCGAGACGGTGTGCTCAGGCATGGCAGCGACGGCGGCCCGGTACTCGTTGTGATGCGGGTCCATGATGGGGGTCTCCTTCGTGTGGCGAGTTAGTGTACGGGCGAACAGTCTGGGGTCAAGCGGTCCAGTTTGGATATCGTCAGTTGGGCTATGGTGTATCGTCAGTTCGGCAGGGTGTCAACGGGGGAAAATGCCGGCCAGGCTGGCCAGAAGCTCGAGCAAGTCGTGAACGGCTCGGGCGGCCGGCGAATCGGTGCCGAGCTCCTGGCCGATGCGGACGAGGACGAGTGCGGGCATGAGGTTTGAAATCCGGTGCATGGTCAGCCCTCCAGCCCGAGCATGCGAAGCGTGACCGCAGCCGGTGCTACGTCGCACGGGCTGACCAGCCAGCGGTAGGCCGAGCCTGTTGGGTGCATTGAGGGCGGGAGAACGCTTTGGGCCGGCTTGCCGCCGATGCGGATCTCGGCCCCGCCAACCTTCTTCCAGCCCATCGGCGGCAGCGTAGCGTCCAGCCTGAACAGCCGGTGTTCGCCCCTGCCGCTGGCCCAGGTCGGCGTCCGGATGTCCAGCAGTCCCATCCTGGCCAGTGCCAGCCGGCCGACCTCATCGTCATACTCCACGTCGATGATGTTGCCAGTGCCCAGCAGCAGCCCAAGGTTGCTGCCGGCGGACAGCCAGCCGTCGATCACGTCGGCGATGCTCGAGGCGAGCGTGTGCCAGGCGTTGCCGAGGGGCCGCTTTCCGTTGCTGGCCAGCTGCACGAACTGGCATCCGAGCGTGGCGAGTGCGTGAAGGTCACCGGTCATTTGCCGTCTCCTTTGCGACGAGAGTGGCGACTTCTGCCGCCGTGGCCCAGCCGGCCGCGTCCCACACGCTGCCGATGCTGTCGATGGTCCAGAGCTTGTAGACACGCACGTCGGGGCGGTACTTGCCACCTACCTCGCTGCCGTGGCAGTAAACGTGCAGGTCTTGCCGGCCGACCCAGCGGCACTCGCCCGGCTGCATGTCGGTGATCGTCCGTAGGTGCTTCATTGCTTGGTCTCGTGGGTGCATGGCGTGGCCCTCCTTGGCCGTGAATCCGTGTTGCTTCAGGCGCCCTTGCGGAGTTCTTCGTAGAGCGAGTCGATCATCTGCTCGCAGGAGCCCTCGCCGCAGACGTAGTTGATGGCCTGCCGGACGTTCATGCGGTGCGTCGTCATAGCCTCGATGATGCGGCGGCTGATTTCCTGGCTCTTGGTGGTGGCGTTCATCGGTTCGTCTCCAGTTCGTGTCCTGCGAGTCTCATTCGCTCGCATGGGGGTACTGTAGGGTATCGTCACTTGGGCGTCAAGGGGGTGAGTAAAGATTTTTTGGGTGCGGTTTCGCCGGGGAAAACGCTACTTCCGGCGAGCGGCGGCCTTCTTCGGCTTGGCCCGGCTGGACGCCGGCCGCTTGGCGAGATGCTTCTTGCCGACCGACCGGGTGCTCAGGTCCGCAGTGGCGGCCTTGGCGGCCTGCACGGGGATGAGCCAGACCCGCTTTCCAAAGCGTCGAGCACCAGGCAGCTTGCCTTCGCCGAGGAGATGGCGAATCCAGCCCTCGGTGCAGCCCATCACGTCCACGGCTTCCGCCACGGTGAGGTATTCGCCGCCGTCGATTTTCTGTGCCATTGCGATCATTGCCCCAATACTACGCCCAAGCGGTAGTTAGTCAACCAATCCGCACGTCCAGACCACCCAACTTGCCCCGGCCAGCCGACCCTCCGTAGGATCGACTGGCGGGGGAAGTTTCAACGGAGAGGGCTCCGTTAAACATCTGTACACTATGGGGGAAGGAGGTGCCCGATGACGATGCGAGAGTTGCTGGAGCGGTACGGATTGCTCATGAATCTGTCCGATCGGTCGATGACGCTCTATGGCCACACCATCGACAAGTTCGCACAGTTCCTCGGCCGAGAGCCGCTCGTCACGGATCTGGAGGACGTGGCCGTGTCCAGGTTCCTGCGGTGGAGGGCGACAAACCCCTGCCGGGGGCGAGTGGTCAGCCCGCACACCGTGGCCAAAGACCGCTCGCAACTACTGGCGATCTGGACATGGGCGTGCAAGAAGAAACTGCACGCCGGCGAGTGGCCGGGCCTGCCACGCCAGAAGCGGGTGCGGCGGACGCCGACCGCCTACACACTGGACGAGATGAGCCGCCTGGTCCGAGCCGCCAAATCCCGCCGAGGGGCAATGTCCGGCGTGCCGTCGGCTTGGTGGTGGAGCACGCTCTTGCAAGCCGCATGGCAGACAGGCGAGCGGATAGGTGCCCTGCTCGACCTGCGGTGGCGAGAGGTGGACACGTCGCAGGGACGACTCGTATTCCTCGCCGAGACCCGCAAGGGGAAGGAGCGTGACCTTGTTGCCCCGATCACCGCTGCCCTGGCTGCTGAGCTGGAAACCCGGCGAGGCCCGCCAGACGCCCTAGTGTGGCCCAGGACGGGCCATCCGCTGTCGCACTACGCCAGCATGCGGCTGCTCTGCCAGACGGCAGGCGTGCCCGCCAGGGCGTTCCATGCGATTCGCAAGAGTTCCGCCTCCTACGTCGCCGCTGCCGGTGGGGACGCCACGGCACACCTCGGCCATGCCGATCCGGCGATGACGAGGGGGCACTACCTCGATCCGCGGATCACGGAGACGAACCGGGGGCTCGACTTCCTGCCGCCGCTCGACATTGAAGGCCCGCCGAAGGACGGGGGCAGACCGGCAGCGTGACCGAGCAAGCGGGGAGGCAACGCCGTGGAGGAGGACACGTCGTCGCACTCAACCCGCCGCCCGGTCAGTCTCCGCGAATCTTGCACAGGCAGGGCCGCTCGACCTGTTGAGCCGCTGCCACCTGCAGCCGGCGGACCTCGGCCAGCAGCCGCATGACATGAGCCGCGAGCGTGCCGCTGGTCCCCGTGTACGCACCCGAGAACCGGCGGGCGTCCTGCTCGCACTGCTGGAGGTAGGCGTCGGCGAGTGGTTCAGGCACGTCGGCACTCCTGGTGGCAGGCCGCGTACCCCGCGATATCGATTGCAGCGTCGTCGGTCGCTTGGCCCGTGCCCAGCTGGCGGGCGATCTTGTCGAGCACCATGACGAGAGCCCAGTCCGCCGCGGTGAACGTCGTGCCGAACGCCGCGTTCACCAGCGACGCCGTCCTGGTGAAATGCTCCGTAGGTGGCCCGTACTTGCCGTGCCGGTCTCGGATCGTCGCGATCGCGTCCCGCAGCGTCTGCTCTGCCGGCGTGACGGGGCGGAACCCCGGCTCCCACTCGGCGTAGTTCTCGCTCAGGACCGAGTCGCCCCGCTGCCGCCCGATCAGGTACTCGACGTATGGCACGTCTGACTCGTCGTGTTGCGTTTCCTCGGTACTTGCGACAATGTGCCTAGGTTCTGTCGCCCGCGGCGCCACCTTGTGGTCATCGGCTGGCGTGGCGTCGAGCCGCTCGCGGACGGCTGCCCGTAGTGCGGCGTTGGATTCGTCAAGTGTCGTCGTCATGCTTGGTTCCTCGGGGTGAGTCCGCAGCCTATGCCCGTGGTCAAGCCGACCGCACCGTGCCGTCACCCATCACCCGGTAGTTGTGCACGTCGAACTGCCCGCCCTTGTGGACGGTCGCCACAGCGAACCCGTGGTTCCAGCGATTGATGACCGCGTAGTCGGGCCGCAGGTCGCACAGGCATCCCGTGCTCCAGCACGCCGTTTCGTGGTGCCACATGTCGCTCTCGGCGTGGTTGCTGGTCCGGTGCGAATGGCCCACCAGGCACGTCGAAAGCGTCCGCATCCACGCACCGCGGGCGACGTTGACCGGAGCCGCCATCCCCTTCGGCAGTTCGTGCCCGTGCAGGACCGGGAGCTTGCCCAGCATGACCGGGCGCTGGTCATCGACGAGTTCGATGTCGAGTTTGTCTAGGTCGAGCCACGCCGTCAGGCTCATGCGTCGGTCGTCGCTGATCTCGGCGGCGTGCTGCCAAAGCCAGTGCTGCCACCGGTCCTCATGGTTGCCGGTCTTGTAGACGATCGGGATGTCGGGGAACTCC